TTCGGCATCTTCAAGTGCGGATTCGATATCATATCCTACTCCAAACACTTCTTCAGAAGATGTATTATCGAATCTGACCTCCTCCCTGGCTTAGGTATATTTTCTGTAGATAATCATGACTGCAACTAAAGCTATTGCCAAAATTACGAATGCCCACAACATATAGTTTACAATATTTGCGATTGGTGTAAATGAACTTCCATCTATGCTAAAAAATATACCAGTGAAGTCGTTTGCCAAAACTATGATAAACAATAGAAACGGTATTAGGACAAAAACTGCGATAAAGAATACTGCAAACGGGTTCAATTTGGAGTCACTTAAACATATGTTTGAGCAGAGTTAAAAAAAAAGTTTATTGTGATAAATGAACGACAAGCCTCGCCCTTTAGGGCGGGGAGGAGGTCAGTTAGCGAAACTAACTGCTCCTTCTTTCAGGAGGAGTTTCCATATTGCGATTCTTATGAGTTCACTTACTTGTATATTGTTCTCTTCCGCAATTTGCTTTAGCCTGTCTAACGTCTCTTCATCGATTTTTACACTCGCTTGCTTCTTCTCGTCTATCGGGATGGACAGGGCTATTTTCAGTATATCGTCGTTTGTTATACCTTCTTGGATAAGATAGTTTATAGCGTCTCTTATCACTGAAGATCTATTCTGATTCTTTAGATCGATTAATTCAATTGCACTACGTTCTATTCTAAATGAGACGATTCTTTTTCCCATGATTATAATAACGGTTTTTATGTGTTATAAAGCGAACAGCAAACCTCGCCGTTTGTCCCTACACTTTCATTTCAATCATTTTATGATCATTCATGATCGAGTGTAGGGACTTAGCCCTCAACCACCTTATAGGTGGGTCATGGGACTCCTTCGAGCCCAACGGCACGGGGCTCACATCTCTGTAATCACTCCCACCCTTTTGGGCATAGCCCACATCGGTGTGAGAGATCATCATTTATTAACAAAAGTTTGTTACAAACAAATATAAAAAGATTTCTATCAACGTGAAAAAGGATTCAGCCCCTCCGTGAGGGCGAGGTAGTTCATAAACAGCTGTTTGACCACCTTTTTTTAAGTGTAATATACACAAGATAAAGATCATGGATTTCAAAACGTTTAAAGCGTATATGTCTGCATATGATAATCCGTTAAATGTAATGTTCAAGACGGCGTTAAACAAGTTCCCTTTCACGGCTAAGTTAAGGAGTGGATTGGAAGTAGAAATAAAGTCGAAAAGGGCGGGAAGGAGGTCAATATGATGAATAAGTATGACCCACGAATAGCCCAGTTACGTTTCTTCGCATCTTTTTCCGTCGCTTTATATCACCTATGGACTCTTCAACTAGTTCCTCTTCTACTTTTCCGCCCTGGATGGTTAGGTGTTCCATTATTTTTCGAATTGTCAATTTTTCTCCTTCTAAATAGACTGGATGCAAACCCCTCACTCCCTCATTACTTCAAGAGGAGGGTGAGGAGGATATGGTCACTTTACTTCCTTGCCGTCGTCGTAGTATTCTTGGCTGACAGATACGTATTCCATATAAGCGTAACATATTATGACCTGATACTGCATTTTGCGTTTGTTTCCTTCGTTTTTGCACCGTTTTCCTTTCAATACCTCTTTTGGTCTCTCCAGTTGGAGGAATGGATGTACTTGGCTATCCCCTTCATTCATGCAATGAACGATAAAGCAAAGTTTCAAACAGCTGTTTTATTGGTTTTTATATCGTTTTTCTATAGCCTCTTCATCGTCTTCCTACCCTACAATGAGTTTCATCTACTTTACTTCATGCCACCATTTTGGTTAGGGGCTTACGGATGGGGGATAATTGCTTACCTTTTGAAGAAGAAACAGAAAGCCGAACAAACCAAAAAAGCCAAATATTTTTTCATACTAATACTTTGCGCCCAATATGTTTTTACTGCATTAGTATTTTCATCTAATGAATTTGTATATGAGTTCTTGACAAGGTTCCTTGTGTACAACTTATCATTGCCCGCTTTCGCCCTGCTTATTCTGAACCCACCTAAAGTACTTAGTCGTATAACAGTCTTCTTGGGCGAGGTGAGTTATGGAATCTATCTGTGGACTTTACTCTTCCAAGAGCTTTTTGGGGTAGCGGGAGTACTTTACGGTGTCCTAACTGCTGTCGCAACTGAGTTTCCATTGAGAAGAAGAGAGATAACGAGCAGAGTGACAAAACATATATTTTGAAACTGTTAAACTACCGTTTGTATCTATAGAAGTGCGGATACATTTGCTTATGTCACATCTTCGCGATAATGTATAGATAGTCTTCTCTGAGTTGCTTATATTTCACGTAAGCGTCGTCTGGCATTAGCCTTGGTGTATACACTATATGCGAGTACTTCTTTTTCAGCTCATTCTTTAGTATAAGCCCAACGTTAATACTATTATAATCTCTAAGCGTATGTTTAGTTTTTAGTAATTTCCCAGCAACGTTGACAACGTTTTTGTATACGTGTGCTTCGGATGTCGTCATTGTTCGTGGTTCTACTGTTATAGCATATGATGATGGCATAGCTTTCATCAGCACACCGGACAATCGTGTTTCTGACGGTATAGTCATTAGCACGTTACTGAATTTTATTGCCCACGTTTGTGCATATTTATGTATTTTCTCAAGCCTCAGTCTATCCATTTTCCCTACCTGCTTTCCAAAACCTATACCGGCATCGTCAATAATTATAATCGGGATTTTGTTTATGCCATATGTTTTCATCGCCTCAATCAAATCGTCAAGTTGTAGGGGATCGATGATAATATGTGCGATAGCAACATCCCAATCACCATATAACGCGTACGCAAGCCATAACGCTAATGAAGATTTCCCTCCCCTAGCCTCCCCGCTGATGATCGTCGTCTGACCTGTATCGATGGGGACAGGTCTTATTTTTTCAAATTTATGTTCTCTTCTGTTTATCGCTATCTGATATATGGTACTCATCATTAGTATTGTTAAATCGGCAATACCTTCCATGTAATATTTTCTAGAGAGTTCGACGTACTGCTTCTCCATGTAAGGAAAATCAATGAACTTTACATTGCCCTCATACACCTGTGTGTAGTATTTATCGAACATAGGCAATAGAGTATTGTAATCTACTTTCAACAGTGCCTTCTCTGGGTCTGTGTCGTTTAATTTTATATAATCATTTATTCGCATCATCTCCCACCTTATCTAAGCCGTTTGGAAAATTAGCTTTAAAAAGTGGGGGTGGTTAGTTTTCCCTCCTGGTCGCATCAACTTCTACCTTTTCCAGAATTTCTTTTTTCAAAGCCTGGTAATCTTCAGGTTTCCAGAACTTTATTATACTGTACTGGTCTTTTCTATCTCTCTCAAACACAACTGGTTTCATTAATTTGATTTTCACAGTAGCTACTTTTTGCCCAGAAGGATATACATATTTTAAAATAAGGTTCGCGTCATCGAATTGCAGATCGTATACCTTTTTGGGTAAAAATAGTAAATTAGTAACATTGTATCTACGTTCTTCTTTCGCTAATTTGATAACTATTTTCTCTGGAAACATCAAAATGTTGTATATACCCCTCTTTTTCACGTTTATTGTTACTGAAGTCTCCGCTTTTCTTTTAGCTTCTGGGTCGTTGCAATCGGCTTGGAACAATTCGTAAATATCATCGCCTATTTCCCTGACTTTGTAACACTCCCACGGAAATGCATATATATGTATGTCGTGGTTATGTGTCTTTACTCTCTTTATTTTTTTCCTGTACCCTCTCTTCATATGTATAACTTAACATGTTTGCTTTAAAAACGAGTGGATGGATAGCTCAGTGCTAAAACATATGTTTTTTAATTCACGAACTAAAATAATCTTATGGGACTGATAGGTTCACTCGCAACTGTATTCTACCGAATAAATGAGGGTATAATATATTCAACCTTTCTCGTCGACCTGCTGGTAACATTGATTAATTTTAATGAGTATTCAACAAATCCCGCACTTGGAAATTACATATCACTATTGTTGTCGTTCAACCTAGTATTGTACCTAGAACATATTCTAGGGAGTGTATTTCAGAGTGGTGGCATAATAATAGGAGGAGCAATAGCAGGACTTGCTACTATTTCTGCGTTATTTACAAGGAATTATCTCCTGAACTTGTCACAGCAAAATATGAGTACTATGCAAGTAATCTTTATTTATTTACTACTTCAATTCATTTTCAACAGCTTTGAAAGCATTTTAGTGTTTTTCACTGCCATACTACTACCTATGACGTCCAACATATCGTTGCCGTTCATCGCTCCGCCAATACAGCTGTTTGTCCATGACCTCTCGTTAATTATCGATTTCATAGCATCGTTCGGAGAAGTGATGAGTATAATATACGTCCTTATAGCAACCGGGATGTGGAGTGAAATGTGAAGATATTATAAATAGTATGGTGCAATATTGTGCAATATTTAATAGGGAATTCGAAATGGTGGCAACGCATAAATTAACAGATGAGCAGAAAAAGATCCTAGAAAGAATGCATAACAGAGTAGATTATATTTTGGAGACCTATAAAGAATATCTTGACGCGTTAGCCGAATTTGACCGAACTGGAGTATTGAAAATTCACGGAAAAGTAATCTATGTAAAAGAGAATAAAAACCAGGGGTGAGAGGTTTGTGAAAGTGTTAATCCCTCAAACAGCTGTTTGAGGGATAGTTGTTTAACCCCCAGCCCGCTGAGGAAAATTCAACTGCTGGTAATAACCACTGATGGATATAATCTTTGTCCAGGGTTTTTATCCAACCGTATTTATGCATTTTATTTATAATTGTATAGGCTTCCACGGGTGTGCATTCCATATAAGCAGATGCAATATCGATTAACTTCTTTCTCTCTATAGTTAAAACTCCGTTATTACATTTAGTTATGTTGACAAGAAATTTGTAGAACTCCCTGGCTTTTCTATATTCGTCGTCTGTCATCGAAGTAGCTATACTATTAATAATAATGTTATAATCGTTTTCTGATATGGTTTTTCTCAGTAAACTGTGATGTTTATTGAAAAAGTAACAACTCGGCGAAATTAACCAAATTAACATTATATAAAAAGTGGGGGCATAAATCTAGATAGGGAGGGCCACGGTTCTAGAGCTATCTACTACACCACACCATTAGGAAGGCCTACAGAGACAGACATACAGACATTAGGCATTCATTATTACTAGAGATAAATAATATACTATTATTACTAGGGATAGGAGGAAGTATAAGCATGATTTATGGTTCATGAGGGTTTTTGCCCTGGATCCTTATATCGTTAAATAATTCATGGGCGTTTTTTACATTTCTATATAGTTCACATTCTTTCAACTCTCCTAGTAATTCTTATGATTAAACTGGTGTTTAATTCAGTTTTAAAGCAGTAACTTGAAAAGAAGTACGTATTTTGGTAATTATTCCTATTTATTAAGTATAATAATGGTATTAATAGCAAATGTGAAAGTTCACGTCTCCTAAGATCAGTTCATATTAAAATCGCAAAACTGAAAAACAATCTGAAATTACTTTAGATCTATAGACCCTTTTTGAAATTCTGCTCAATAGTTAAGGAGTTTATTGTAAAGAATTTCATTAAAAATAGAAGTAAGAAATTGAATTTAAATTGCAGTTTAACGTTGTTTGAATTTTTATTACAAAAGTGGGAAAAATTATTGATAGAGTTAGGCGTTTGTTTTATTCGTTAGTTACCACAAGAATAAGTCTATATCATCCAAGTAGCTTTCGTCTTCTATAAGTTTTACAGCGATTTCATAGTATTCCCTTTCCATTAATTGCTTTACCTTCGTTATGATTCCTTTCAATTTATGTGTTACTTTTAATAATTGTTTCACTGCCTCGATTCCCTGATCGAATCTCCCTTCTATCCCTCTACTTTCTAGGCTTCTTTTTGTCTCTATCAGCCTTTCCGCGAATGCCACTGCTCTAGCCTTAAAGTACTCTACCAAATTCTCAATCACTTCTATGAGCGTGTCAGGAGTGGCAGTGTAAAAGTACTTTCCATTTTCTATTTCTCTCTTCATAGCGTGTACTCCAGGTGTAAATTTAGGTGCTATAATGATATATGTTAGGTCGTAAGGATAATTTTTCCTGTAGAGTTTACTAGCTATCCAGTCCTTGATTTTCTTTACGTATTTTTCCACTTGCGCAGGTACTAATGGTTTACTTTTTTGCGTAGAGAATTTGATGGCTATTATGAAATCTTTAGAAGCTAAGTACTGATGAGTAAGGTAAAACTTAATGAGAATTAGTTTGCGTTTAGTATCTGTAACGACATCCTTAAGTTTTACATCGTCCCCTGCATTGCCTAAAGATGCGACTATTTCATACTTTAATGTTATTGCGATATCTTTGATTAGGTTTATTTTTTCTTCTTTGTTCTCAGTCTGAAAATATACATCTAATAATTGTGTAAGTGTAGGTCTCAGTGCCATCTTTTCACCCCATTAATTGTAAAGTAAAGAGTAGTTGGACTGGAGGTTGACCGAAAAGTTTATTAACAGAACAAGATATATTATTGATTGAACTCCACCTCATTCCTTTCCCCCTTGCCTCCTTTCCCCCTTGCCTCATTTTAGACCTCATATATTATAACACTTTCTCTGGTATTTATATTATTCGCCCCGTTCTTTCCTTTTGCTTTATCGTAAAACATATGTGTTCTTGAATTTGTTCTTCCTCATCCCCCTCAGTTTCCTCCTAACTAGTTGGGCAGAAAAGTTTAAATACCAGCCCGGTAATACATACTACAGGGATGAAAGGCTGTGAGGGTTGTAACGTTCAAAGTAGACGAAGAGTTGTTAGAGAAGCTAGATCTTTTTTGCATAAATAATAGGTTATTTAGAAGTGAGGTAATCAGGGAAGCTATCAAATTATACTTGTCAATGTCAACTAAGAAAAATTCTAGAGATCTACATCTAAAGAAAGTGCTAGAGAGTATAAAAACGCAAGAAGATATAGAAAAGTAATGTTGATTTTTTATCTCACCCACTTTCTTTTCCCCTATTCAACCGTACTACGCGATTTTTGATGCTAATATATTTAAATAGCTGTTTGTGAATATAAATCAGTATGACAGAATCAATCGTTCAAACTCAAACTCATCAAACAGACGTTTGTAAAGAGATAGTAACAGATGGCATATATACAGTTTGTGCTGAAACCGGGGAAGTTATTGAATACGATTATGATAGGTTTTTTGTTAGCAACTCAGAAGGCATAAATAAGGAATCCAAATCTAAAACGGATAAGGTATATTCTCATTATCAACGCCATTACACTTTGTTACCGAATAAGGGTATCGGCACAATCCCTGTAAAGTTTGACAATAAGCTAAAATACTACGCCTTTGCATACAGGGTATCTACATTAATTACTAACTCTGTACAAAAAGCCATTTTCATGCGGGTAGCACAAAAAATCCCTCATATCAAAATTAAACATAAACTGTATATACTTGGTGCATTTGCTGTTCATTACTGCTCTGTCGATTTTAATCGTGTTGTATCACTTATACTCAATTTCTCACAAGAAGATGAGGAGATCGTTAAGCAAAAACTATCTTATGCGATAAGCAACATTAGCTATATTCTAAGTGAGAAGCTCGGTTTGCCTGGAGTAGAAACGCAAATGCGTAAACAGCTTATACAGCAGTTGCGTTTTGAACTTCTTTACAGATATGGATATCTTAGTAAAATTGATAAGTTCTCAAAACTCCACAGTTTCGGCATCATTAAGATAGCTGTAATATTACTACTTCTGAGGGACAATCGGAAGAATGAAGCAATCGAATTGTATAAATACCGTCCAGAGTATAACACGGGTTTTAAGCACTTTGTCGTTGACTATGAAATCAATGGAACAAGATATGTCAAAAGGCTAACGCATGGACGCTTACGGACTTTATTATTTAGTTCTTCACGCCTACATAACTTCAAAATAATATTATAGCAACGCGTGGGGCATACTCCACCTTCACCGCGGGCTTCTCTCTATTAAAAAATATTTTTCTTTATGTATATTTAGTTATAGCAGGTTAGGTCATACTCGTTCACAATTGCATCACGCACATAACTCGCACGTCACGGGGTAAAAAATTCCCCTCAACCAGCTGTTTGGACAATTCTAACGCGATATTTTGTTAATTTAGCTGTGCTACAGAACAAAACAAAATAATTAAAATATTATTATAGAAAAAGGGGTTAAGGGGTAGCTCACTTTCTCCTTCGCCGTCGCCCGCTGAAAAAATAATAGTAACTTTAAAAGAACAATAGTTCGCGAGAGAATTAGTAGTTAACCATCGTATGTATATTTTTCATCAGGTTATCTATCATTTGCAGTATTTGCATTAACAACTGCTTTTTCTGCTCGTCTGTCATGTTCTGGTATTCCTGAACTAACAGCGTGTCGTCGTTTATCCCTAATGCTTTCATTAAGCTGTCGAATTCAGTATTATTCAGTGGTCTGTTCTCTACTGATAGAATGTAGTATAGTTGGGAATATATGTTATGGAGGTATAGTGTGTCGTTTTCGTCAACAGCTGTTTTCTGGTAATATGCTAACGCGTTTTGGATTTCTTCTATTATTCCCATGTCATTTCCTTTTCCCGATTCGTTTTTAAAAGAGGGGAACTGTCATGCCACACCTCTTAAACAGCTGTTTTAGTCAATATGTATTCTTTTCACCGAATCCCACTTCACCTTGTTATAATAGAGTTTAGCCCAATCGCTTAGCGAATACTTTTTAAACTTTCTGAAAATATTACTCATAGTTAAGTATCCCCCCTCAACACCGAATCTTTTTTTTGCATTAATTAAACATTAATTAACACTGACCCTCCTTACCCTTTTTGCGTTCTTGTGTGTTGAATAATGCCTTCATTTTTTCCCCATCGGATCCTATGATGCTCATGTATAGCAAAGCCCCTTGTCTTAATAACTCTCCTTGGGAAATGCCTAGTTTTTTAGCTGTATCTACTATTTGATCATATAATTCTTTTTTCATCACTACTTTCATCACACGATCTTTCTTTGTTTTGGTTATCATCTTATCCTATCCCCTCTATTTTGCCATTTATGGTCACACACTTTTAAATATTATGGTCTGGTTCATTGATAAAGTGTTAATTTGACGAAAGGTTTAAATACTTGACCCTATATATGGTACTATAGGTTGGGTAAAAATGGCACAAAATCAGACTCAAAACAACTCCCCACAACAAGGGGGAGATAAATACAAGATAGATGTAGTTTTTTCTTTCACGCAGGAGTTAGATGAAGATGACCACGTTGTTTGGGATCTGGTAATTTCGATACCAGGGATGGATCCAATCAAAACAAGGATACATAATAAGCGCTATAACCTGGAAGACCAAGTTAGGAGGTTATTGAAGCTAAGAAATGTTATACCAATATTGGAAAGGGACGTTAGCACTGACGCAGTAAGAAAAGAGATGTACATTACCTTAGCCAGAATTCTTTGGACAGTGATGGAATACTAAGGGGGTGAAATGAATGAACATAGCTGGCAGGGAAGTAAAATTCAAAAAGAATCTAAAACAAAATTTCTGATCTCCCCTCGTCTTGGTGGGAAAGAAAGTTGTGCCGGGTTATTCTAAATAAAGTAGGATTAACATTTTTTTAATATGCCTGCGAGGGGTCAAAAAGTCGGCTTCTGAACTGTCCCCTACAGGATTAATTTTTTGTTAATCTTGTTCTCCTTCTCGTGGGAGTTAGCTTTCGTGGCTAAAAGTGAGTGGGTTTCGGGTAGGATTAAAACCGGGCAAGGTTTGTATATAAGAAGAAGTGCAAGTATACAAGTGGAAAACTATAGAAGAAGAAAAAGAATGGTTTATTCATCATCTCCCCAGCCTGGGGTCTGCCACACAAAATCTTCCCATAATTTCCATGCGGGTCTTTTCTTAAGATCATCAAAAGTGTTAATGTATAAGTACCGGCTATCGTCACACCACGTGCCTAACAACCTCCCTTCACCGTCGTACATTTTCAGTGTAATGTCATTCCATCTATTGTACCTTTCATTTGCGATTTCTAATACACAGCACAACTTTCCGTTTTCAAATCTCTTCACGTAGATTTTGTTGCCAGTAAACTCTTTTAAGTCGTTACACCTTGTCGGCACGTACCCCATGTGTTGGGGGCGCATATAAATATTACTGTTTTAGTTTCTTTGTGTCGTTACAGTTGGCACGTGCCCCATTGTTTAATATTTAACGTGCGACGGATTAAAAGTTTTCCGTTCTTCACTGGAGGCTAAGGGGCGAAAAGCCTTGGCAGGTGGGGTGGAGGTCAGAAACCAGAAACCTAGATTTGTCTTTTCCAGCATTAAAAAGGGAGAGGGAATGGTTTCGTCCAAAGACCAATTCCAAACGAAGTTATAGCTCAAGTTTATATATTATGTTCAGGTTAATATGCTTTACTGCCACACATTATTCTATTATAATATTATAATAAGAATACTGTTTTCACACCTCCCGCCCAGCCAGACTGTTTTCAGCCCAAACCGGCTAATTCTCATTCGACCCAAAGCGAAACCCTGTGGGGTTTTTAAACTTCTTTTTCAAAGTATAAGATGAGGGAAAGCGAAATGAAAGTTAAGAGAAAGTTAATCCAACCTCTTGAAAGCCAAATTCAATTTTTTACATCTTATGATTATAATATAGATGAGGTGGCAAATGAATGAAAAAAAAATAATTTATATACACTTGATGGAGGAGTATCCAGATCTATACTATAAAAACATGAAGAGGAGTGATATGAATGGACAAAGATGAACTTAAGCAAATAATACAAAACCTTCCCGATAACTCTCCTAAACTTCTGGAGTACCTTAAAGAAGCGAGAGAAAAAGGATGGACTGATGTTATCGATCTTATTGCAGTAAAACTAGGACTAAAGGAGGAGAAGAAGAAAGGAAAGAGAGAGGAGAGCGAAGTACTTAAGAGGATCCTAAAGCCATTGGGTAAAAAGAAGATAGAACACACCTGGGACTACAGCGTCGATTTCCTCGAAGCAAAGAAAGTCATCACTAACGCTTACAAACAGCTGTTTGATATGAATTTGATGCCCTACGAGGCTTACGTCGCCATTCTCCTCATACAGCTGGTTAACGGGGCTAGGATCAGGGAGGCGATTAGGGCTTTCAAGACGTTCGTAGAGTCGGGGCAAAGAGAATTTCAGCTTCAAGCAGAAAAGCACGGCAATATAAGGTTCTTTGTCATTCCCGACGTCGTCAAAAACAGACTAGCGTATAAATCGATATTAACAATCGCTGATGATAAACTAGAATCGAGAATAAGGATGTTCGCACTGAAGTACCTGAAAACCAACACACATTCATTACGTTATGCACTGATCTCCTACCTGGCGAAAAACGCTGTAGATCCAGCAATCATCGCGAAGGTGACGGGGCATAAACGTTTGGACAGAATAATAACGTACACGCAAATAAAAGACGCAATAGATATTTTACGTAAACTCTCTGCCTAACTATCTTGACTACCTTTTTAAGTGTATAACTCATATTATATAATAGGTGAGAAACAGATGGTTGCGGTAAAACTCAGATGGCGGATAAAATCGACTAAGAAAAACGGCAAATTATATCCATTATATTATATAAGCATCCCAGGGCGTTCAGCTGTTTTTTTACTAGATTACGAACCCTACTTAGATCCAACAAATAAGGTAATCGTTTTCAAACCTAAACAAACCATTCAAAACCAACAACCTCAAAGCCAGTAATTCTTTTTTCTTCCCTTCTCCTTTTCTTCTAAGCTAAGATAAGCCTGTTTAATACTTACCATGATAAATTCTTTGCACGATACTCTTAAAAAAGCCGAGTTAGTTCTCAAACATATGTTTAAGAAACGATTCGTTTTTTTAAACCTTTTTGTGGCAAGTTAAAGACATGAAACCAGAGTGTAAAATTCTTTTGAAGGCGTTCGAGAGTATTTCTTCTATTCAAAGTAAATATGATGAAGATTTTCCTGAAATGCTGTCATATATGTACCTTCTACTAAAGGGGTATTGGAGAGTTAATGATGACGGAGTAACCGAAGAAATAAAAACACCACCATTCACGGCTATATCCCTTCTTAACACCATGAGAGTAATCACGGAAAGAATTAGGAACGGTACCACAATCGAAGAAATCATAAACGAAAAAGAACTGTGCGGAGATGTTGAGGAGGTATGACAGCGACAAATCCAACCGTAATAAATGCGTTACCCCCATTTTTCTACACCCAGGTCTTTCTTGTTGACATCGCAGGAGGGTTCATTATAATGACAATAATTGAGCTGTTTCTACTAAGAAACAGTAGCTTAACCCATCTGCGACTTGCTTTGCCGTTTCTAACGTTTTCTATAGGGTTTACTCTAATTTCTCTATATCTTTCTCCTTATATAACATATAACCCAGTATACACTACACCGTTCAATGTGACGTACAGAATTACACCTTACAGTACCGATGGTGTTGTACTTCTATACATCAGTATCGCAATCCTTGGGCTATCTATAGCATACTTTATTTATGCGTTTGCTGTTGATGTGTTACACCTTTCTTTTGGTAGTAAAGATGATGGTTATTTCATACCTTAGGAGGGGTAATACCCATGTTAATGTTTAAGAAAAAAGCGTTGCCAATCGTCTATAAGAATTACGACGCATTATTATTTTTGCCCTCAGCCATAGTCAACATTGATAAAAAAACAAGGATAATAGAAAAAAATGGCGTACATGTTGCTATAATGTATTCGGAAACTAGTGGTATTTCTGTGCTCTTGGATTTGCCAGTTGATTTTCTGAAATTATACTATAAGATGACTACACAAGTAAACCAGGGGAACCCCAGTGACAGGATAGTCTATTTTGCCATAGTTCACATTTCTCCGCAAGCGTATGCAAGAAAGAGAGTGAAAGTACTAAAAATGAATGCGAACACTAAAAGGAAGTTTTTCGTCTTCCCAAGGTGGATTTGGCTCAACCTAGAACGAAATAACGATGTGACGAATTATTTCCTCATAAACAAATTTGAAGACGATAATCCTGCAAACTATTCGAAGGAATTTGATACATTCGGTGCCGTTGGGATTACCTTCAATAATTACTTTATTTTTGCTAGTGTCGCGAGGAAGGAGTACATAGCTTCTATTAATAAGCAAATATCCCTCGGTCTGGGGTTGGGGCTATAATGTCTCTCTCATATTTGCAATCACTCGTTGGGAAAAATGTGATATTATTCAACTATCTACGTAATGTATTCAAGAATAAAATATACAAAATAGTCGAAAATGGGGATGAATACACTCTTCATATTGATATGGGGATAGCCAGCAGGTTACAGCACAGGATCACGTACCCTGGGATTTACTTTATCACAGACGTAATGATAAAAGATACTAACTATGTGATTTTTCTAAAAAAACAAGTCGACCTAAAGAAGTTTGCAATAGTAAGCTCGACAACAACTTCTGAATATTACATATCTTCGTACCGTGAAATACAGTATAAAACCGATGGGGGGTACATATTCGACGCTTTAGAATTCGATATAGGTGGGTTTAAGCACATTACGTTTAACTATAATAAGTGTATTATAGCGAAAGTGAAAAAGCCTGGTCATAAGCGTATTGCGGTATGCTTAGGTGATAGTGTTATAATTCAAGATATAAACAATGTTTCGTGCAGTAATTGTGACTGGTTTACGGTTGAGTGAGGTGGTGGACAATGGTATATACTAAAAAGGACGAAGTCCCTTCTGCTGAGCAATTCCAATTCATTGTGTATAAAGAGGTATGTATGGGAAACAACAGTATGGTATATCCTACTTTAGCTATAGAGAGGCTGAACACTGTAATGCTTACCTATTACAGCGACGAGATAGAAGAACTATGGAGGGAATTAGTTCTCAAAAAATATGAGAACGCGACGTCTGAGGACGAACTAAGGCATATACTAAAAATCGGTTGCGATATAATGTTCATCGTGATGAATGCGTCTGGTGATGATGTTACGCCGTTGGTAACGAAAATACTAAATAGCACAAGGAAAAAACATCTGTTTTATGTCAACGAGGAAGCACTTGTGGCTGAAAGTTCGTATCTCATAGACGTACTGACAAAATTCGTTAACCCAAATGGGTTTGATGTACTCACCGTGCTGAGCATACTAAAGGACGTACAAATAAGGACGGCTACTATGATTAGCAGTATTAAAGGCACATCATTATATCAGACACTTGTCAGCGAATTAGGAATAGATGAAAATACTATTGAGAAAAAATGCACGGCGAAGTACTATAGAGAATGTGTAACCGAGAAGAAAACGCAGTTACTGAAGGCATTGCAGTTTATCAGGATGAATATAAATATTCCACGTTAGAGCTACAGGGATTTTTCAGTTCTAAAGAAATTTGTACTCGTAGATGAAAGATAAAATAATACAAACAGCTGTTTGTGAGAGCGGAATACTGGGTCTGACTTTTACGAACCAAAAAAGGTTACCCGACTTAGATTTGAATAGGGCTGAATCCTTTTTCACGTTGATAGAAATCTTTTTATATTTGTTTGTAACAAACTTTTGTTAATAAATGATGATCTCTCACACCGATGTGGGCTATGCCCAAAAGGGTGGGAGTGATTACAGAGATGTGAGCCCCGTGCCGTTGGGCTCGAAGGAGTCCCATGACCCACCTATAAGGTGGTTGAGGGCTAAGTCCCTACACTCGATCATGAATGATCATAAAATGATTGAAATGAAAGTGTAGGGACAAACGGCATGCATATCACCTCTTTTTTCCGATTTGTGATGAAAACCCTCCCCACCCTGGGAGGGCTGGGCTTTCCGCTCCTTAACCCCCATTTTTTGTAAGTTCGAACTACTGCGAGGAGGAGGTTAGAATCACCGAGAAGATTGCAGTATTCTTTGCGTAAATGACTACAATGTTATCGCATATACACGCTTTTACTTCCCCACCATCATGTACCACTGTTATGCTTCCATTCACTGGGTAGTATAATGCCTGTTCTATCAATGCTGTTCCATTTATTATGATTTTTCCTTTTTGCACCGTTATATGCCCGTTATATAGTATCTGCCAGCCATACTCGGATATCCCATAGGATGAGTTATAAATTACAGTAAAATTAGGATTTACGATCGGATATATCGTACCTGCAGGGGCGAATCCGCTTATGGATAACACAGCAGTTTGAGTGTTATACAAATAGAATGTAATTACATAGGGAGAGTTTTGTGAAATGGCAACAGTAGGATCAGGTGCCGTAACGTTTACTATAACATATTCGTGCGGTTTTAGGATTATTATGTTTGGGTACCAACGATGGCTATTAATTATAGGCACCAATACATATGTTTTATTGGTAGGGTTTTGTATGTATATCGTTATTACGTTGTACTTATTTATTTCTCCTATATCGTAAAAATCCAATACTTTTGCATGCAATTGCGGGTGATAGAAAAAAATAGAAAACGTGAAAAGAGATGGTATTATAACTGCTAACATTAGCACGATTTCAAACTTTTGCATCTTGCACCATCCACTCTGCGTACTGTAACGCAAAATAAAATGTAAAATACCCTAAATCTCTAAAAGAGAATATCCATATTAACGCCGGAAGACCCCAAGCCAATTCTTTCCTATTATTATATAATAGGATTAATGCGAAAAGAGACACCTCAAGTACGGTATACATGAATGAGGGGATAGGTAACCCGAATGCGGTAAGAAGTGAAAACGAAACGCCCTGTTCTGCAACCGGTTGTGTAATAGTTATAACGGACGCAAGGTACTGCTTTGAAATGAAGGGTATTGATGAGAGCAGTAACGGTAATGTGAATTCTGTTATCTTTCTAAGTTTTTGCCTTTCAAATTTAATTAGAAGAATAGCTATCAGTATCGCAAACTGCTTTACGTCTGCAGAGATTCCTAGGAGCAGGTATCTGAATCTCTCATTAAGTAGGGCAAGAAACGCGATAGAATATGCGAAAAGGTTCAGTTCTTGCCCTGTCGCAAAATCGTACGAAAGTGCGGGAAATAGGAAAAAAGATGCGATGAAAACGTTTTCGTGTCTTTTGAGGAAGGAATACGTAAAAGCTAAAACAGCTGTTATTATGTTTACTGTTTCAAGGTTATGGAAAACTGCAACGCTGATGAACGATAATGGGGGGTAAATATAGACGAACGGCAAAAATGAGCTTGCCGTAGTGCCGGTCACAACGTTATACGGAACGTGATATATGGAAAACGCTTTAGCCATTGAGTAAAGGTACGGATTTTTTCCGTCGAGGAATAATTGTGACGCATATAATATTATTGATTCTTCATCCGTTAGGACAGGTAACCCTGTAATTATATTCGCTACAGCTGTAATAGTCGCAATAGCAAAAGCCGAAACAATGAGTATTCTTCGCCTTACGAATATAGAGAGCATACCTAAGGCAACAACGAGAAATGCGGTAGGCAATAAATACGGTTTTCCATCACCTAAAAACGCTGATCCTATGCTGACTAAACCTAGCCCTGCCAAAAACCATGCTATATTATCTTTCAGTTTTGCCTCCATAATCGACGGCCTGTAAACCCTAATGAAATCCCTATCTCCTATAGTCTATCTGTGCTGATTGGAGTAATACCTAACGTCTGTGCTATTTCGAGTGGCGATAACATTTCTACTCTCATTTTCGATGTGCTTACTCCTGCGACTTCCATGATACTCCTTTCAAACGCTAACAAAAGTAACATTACTAATTTATGTGCATCATTAAGTTTAGCTATTATATCATCATAATTTGCATCGCTTGATATCAAACTATGAAGCTCTGAAAACTTTTCAGACAATTCGTCAATGGAAAGACTTGAAAATCTATCCGTTAAAATCGATAATAAAATCTGGAAATTATCATCTACGTTATATGGTGTGCCGTAGAACTGCAGAGACCCGCTCTTAAGATCTTTTGTTAGAATTAAGACATAATTGTTTAGGATTTCTTGCACAGTTGTTATTTTGATGGCTTCTTTTTGTGTCACCTGCCTTGTAGGGATTATAGCTTTTTCCCTGATTGCTTGTCTGACCAGGTTTGGGTCTACTTTTACAATATTTCTCTTCCCAAGTGGCGATAACTGAGGTTGTTGTTGGGTTTGTTGTATTTGTGGAAATAGTTGCGGTGGTGTAGGCGTTATCGTGCTTGCAGGTATTTCATATGTGGGTTCTTGTTGTTGTTTTTTATTGGAGTTATTTTGGCTCATAATAATTGCTTGCTCCAGAAGTCATTTAAAAAGTTGGTTTTGGTGCTCAAACAGATGTTTGAGGAAAATTTTTAAGTTTCTGACGCTAGATGCTTTTTATGCAATTACAAGAACAAGAAAAGAGCAGTGAAATTTTGTCGTCTTCTACTGATGTTTCTACCATTGCAAGGCGTTTAAAAGACGAGTTAGATAAATACGTTGTCGGAAATGAAGACGTCAAAACAGCTGTTATAACAGGACTTTTGACAGGGTTTCCTACCCTGCTCATCGGAGACCCAGGAACTGCAAAAACGTATACTATCGAGATCTTATCAAAAATGATCGATGGGATTAAACCAGAAGAGCTTTTTATAGTACTCGCTCACGAGGCAATGACACCAGAAGACATTTTTGGAAATACCAACCTAAAAAAATTGAGAGAAGAAGGAGTACTAGAATATATTACTGAAGGCTTCTTGCCTTCTGCTAAATTAGTTTTCATAGATGAGATTTTCAAGAGCAACAAAGTTCTTGCCGAATCGCTGTTTAGAGCGATTAATGAAAAGAAGTTCCGGAATGGAAGCAAAGAGATCTCGTTACCGTGGCTAGCGTTCTTTTCTGCGTCAAACGAGGTGAGGGTAAATACACAAGCGGACAGAGCATTCCTCGATAGGTTCAAGTTATTCGCTACAGTTCTTTCACCTAACTTGGAAGACCTACAAGATCTCCGCTCAACCGCAGAAAGGTACTATAAAGTTCTCACAGCATCTAAGCCTACTTCTATCCCAATTGTAACGAGTTATGACGAAGTCAAAAAGATACAGGATAAAATTCTTTCAGATTACACCAAATACATAACGCAAGATATTGTACTCGAAGCGGTGAAGCAGGCTAATCTCATCCTAGGTGCAATAGCACAGGCTTTGCAAAATCCAAGAGCGTTTGGTGATTCCGGAGTTGTAAGGTCGTACTTCAAATCGCTGGGTGGGTATCTGACAATCAGCGAGAGAAAGTTCAAAAGCATAATGCAGGTCGCTAACGCATTACGTGAAATGTTCGGCAATTCAACAATTACACCAGTGCATACTGCATTAGCATTCTATCTTACAATTCCATTCACACCAGAGCTAAAGAATATAGTATTTCCTCTAGTCTCGTCATTGATCAAATCGTATTTCAACACAAGTGCATCGAATAATAAGTCCTCTATTGATATTGATATTAATAGCTTGGTAAAAAGTATTTCTAAAACAGCAGAGAAAATATTGACAGACGAAAACCTAAATAAGTTGCTAGACGAAACGTCGGCTTACGCTGTAGATGTTATTACTAAAACATTTCCAGCGACGTCGCCCGATTTAGCAAAAGATAGAGCAGATCTTGTTACGAAATTTTCTGCGGTAACAAATAGTACTGGTGACACACTGTATAAGTTGATTAATTTTATAAAAGCTGTAGGTACCTTAAACGATGTTGCAACTAAGTACGCCAATAATGTTAAAATTAGGACTTTAGCACAGAAACTGCTCCAAAGCATTGTATCTACTGTCTCTGACAAGATAGATATAGATCGTATAAAAGCCAATGCGATGACCGAGCTTGATAAAGCTTATGATAGGATAAAAGCTGACATTGAAAGTAAATTTAACGAACTAATGAAACTAGGAGAGAGCGAAGAGTACAGTAAACTCATCTCGGGGATACGAAAATTCTTCCCGCAATTTTCTAACGCATTACCAGAAGCAGTGGTAGCCCAAGAGCAAAAAGAAATAATAATGAAGAGTCTTGACGATACTATAGGTGAGGCAAGGACTAAAATACTAGATTTCATAGGCACATTAGAAAAAACTAAGAAGATACTTTCACAGATGAAGTGAGATTTATGCAAAGCTTCTTTAATAATAATAATGAAGATGAAGAGAGACAACTAACAGAACTAACAGACACTATCTTTGAAACAGTGATAAAGGATTTAAAATCTAAGTCTCGTTATCTCACAATTACACCAGACCTTAGGGCTAGTTTAAGAGATGCTGTATATAAACTTGTCAAGATAGCGTCACAACAAAACAAACTTCTGTTGCAATTCCCAGCAGTACTCGCTTATTTTGTTTATAATTTTTTAAAAAATATCGATTTAAATAGAATTAACTACATAAACGAAAAATTAGACGATATTCAGCGTCTGATACAACGTAAAAACTTGCAAGGTTTATCATTTAGAACTATCAAACAGATGTTAAAACATGAATTACAGGAGAAAAAATTCAGACACAGCAGACTCAACAAAGAAGAAAAGCAACAAGAAGAGCAGAGGCAAGGCGAAAAAAAAGGAGAAAAGCAGGAAGAGGGAGAAGGGCAGGAAAGCGAAAGCGAAGAGAGCCAAGGGCAACAAGGACAGGAATTAGGAGAAGAAAGCCAAGAGGGTAACGAGCAGGAAAACGGTGAGAATCAAGGGCAACAGGAAGGCGAAGAAGGTAACCAAGGAGAAGGGGAAACACAAGAAGGTGGAGAACAAGGGAGTGAACAAGAGGGACAAGAATTACAAGGTGGAGAAGAGGAATTAGGGGAAGAAGGACAGAAAAGTGAAGGCAAAGGGAGTCAAAGTGGAGAAGAGGGAGAACAAGAAGGAGAAGAAGGGGAATCACAAGGAGGAGAACAGCAAAGTGAAAATGAAGGTGGAGAACAGCAAGGAGAAGAAAACCAGGGTGGAAAACAAGGTGAAGGTGGAGAAGAGGAAGAGGAACAAGGAAACGAAAATGAAGGGCAACAAAGTGGAGAAGAAGGAAACCAAGGAGAACAAGACAATGTCCAAGAAGGACAAGAATCAGAAGGGGGAAGCGAAAACGAAGGACGAAATAGTGAGGAACAAGAAGGACAAAACGGTGAACAGGGAGAAGGACAAGAAAACGAAAACGAAGAGAGTCAAAGCGGAGAAGAGGAAGGTGGAGGTGGAGAACAAGGCGAAGGCGTAGAAGAAGGTGGAGAACAGCAAGGAGAAGAATCAGGAGGAGAAGGGCAGGAAAGTGAAAGTGAGGGGACTCAAAGTGGAGAAGAAAGCGGAGAAGGTCAAAATGGCGAAGAGGGAGAAGAAAGCCAAGAGGGTAACGAGCAGGAAAACGAGGAACAAAGCGGAAATGAAGGGAATGAAGGAGAAMAACAAGGAGAAGGGAGTCAAAGTGGAGAAGAGAGTGGAGAACAACAAAGTGAAAACAAAGGCAACCAAGGTCAAAGTGGAGAAGAAGGACAAGGAAATGAAATCGAAGATATTATAGAAGACCTCGAAAATAACATAGATGAAGAATCAATGATTTTAGATGAATTGGAAGAAAGTCTTCAAAAGTCGTTATCAGCGTTATCTATTGGGAAAGGCTCAGGAGGAGGAGTATTAAAGGATATCAATCCTAGAGTTTTAGAATTATTAGAGAGAGCTAACAGGGTTTTGGCTTTGGCTAATCATGTTGATTTACAGTACGCTAACAGAGGCGTTAAAGATCAGGGAGGGGTGATGAAGGGAATAACAACTGGAAATAATGTCAAACATATGTTTAAGAGCCAACTAGTTTTACCAGATGAGATTTTCCTAGAACGGTATACAAACAGATCCTTGTTACAAAGGGCAGTAGAAAATGAGGGCGTCGGGGACTTATATTTCATGATAGACAAAAGCGGGTCTATGGGAGATGAAATGCCGAACGGATACACAGCGTTTGAAAACGTTTCTGCTGTAGCCTTAGCTTCTGCTATGGAAGCGGAAAAGAATAATAAGAAGGTATTTGTGCAATATTTCGATTATTCGACAACTGAGCCTCTAGATGTTAACAACGTTTTCGAAATAGCCCAGATCCAACCTGGAGGAGGAACGGACATGATGGTTGCACTAAGAAAATTCATGGAATATTATAATAACTATCCAGGGTTAAAGGACGTAAAACAGATCTTCATACTATCTGATTTTGCGACGAATTATGATAATCCAACGCTTTATGATTTCAGGAACTTTGCAAGAAATAATGGCTTAGTAGTTACGTGCATACATGTATATAATGGTGAAGTGCCTGATGAAATGCAACATATAATAGACGAAATCTGTGATGAATATTATAAATTTAATGATTATGATGCCGGCGAATTATTTTCAGTGGTTTATTCAAAGGTTTAACTTTTTTAAAAAAAGCTCACCTGTTATTTGTTAAAGCTTCTAATTTACGTTCCTCCTCCCATACTGTAAGATCCGCGTGTTTTAGTTTCTTTTCGTTATTACCTTTACGTTCTTTATCGGTAAGATATTTCTGACCTCCTCCCCGCCCTAAAGGGCGAGGTTTGTCGTTCATTTATCACGATTTCGGCTACATCCTCTGGCTCCATTCCAATTCCCTCAAACATATGTTTGACAAATGAACGACAAGCCTCGCCCCTTCTAGGGGCGGGGTAAAGCTTTTATACTACGGAATACTTTAAAGTATTGTGGAACTAAAATCCACGAGATACGTAAAATATCTGTGCAACTACCACTTCGTATGGATCCCCAAATATCGAATAGCTATACTAACTAATAAGGTAGCTGAATACACTAAAGAGGTTTTGAAATCAATAGCAAAGGAGCTAGGATGTGAGATTATAGCCTTAGAAGTCATGCCAGACCACATACACCTCTTCATAAACTGCCCGCCAAGATACTCGCCGTCATATCTAGCAAACTACTTCAAGGGGAAGTCTGCTAGACTAATACTGAAGAAATTCCCAGAGCTAAGGAAGTATAAAAAGCTCTGGTCCAGAAGTTATTTTGTATCCACAGCTGGCAACGTGACCAGCGAAACCATAAAGAAGTACATTGAGGAACAGTGGGTGAAGGAAGGTGAAGAGGACCAACATAGTTAAACTAATCGTAGACAAGAAGACGCACGAGAAGCTTAAAGAACTCGCAATCGTTACTGCAAAATGCTGGAACGAAGTGAACTGGTTAAGAATGCAACAGTTTAAGAAAGGTGAGAGGGTCGATTTCTCTAAAACAGAAAAGGATGTATACGAGAAGTACAAGCAAATATTAAAGGTTAACACACAACAAGTTGCTAGGAAGAACGCTGAGGACTGGAGGAGTTTCTTCTCATTAATCGAGGAGAAGAAGGAGGGTAAATTGCCAAGATGGTTTAAACCTAGACCTCCAGGGTACTGGAAGGATAAAATTGGAAAATACAAGTTGATAATAATCATTAGAAAAGATCGTTACGAGGTTAATGAGGAAAAGAGTATCATCTATTTGAAGGACTTCAAACTCTCTCTGAGTTTTAAGGGAAAGTTGAAGTGGCACGGGGAACAAGGTAGGCTGGAAATAATTTATAATGAGGCTAGGAGGATTTGGTATGCACATATACCAGTGGAAGTCCAGAACGATGTGAAAGCTGAAGGCAAACTAAAGGCTTCCATAGACCTAGGGATAGTAAACTTAGCAACTGTCTACGTTGAGGATGGTAGCTGGTATATTTTCAAAGGTGGTAGTGTTCTCTCTCAGTACGAGTATTATAGCAAAAGGATTAGCATAGTCCAGAAAACCTTGGCTAGGCATAAGCAGAGGAGGAGTAGGAAGATGAAATTATTATATGAAAAAAGGAAGAGGTTTCTGAAGCACGCCATTAACAGTATGGTAAGGAAGATAATGGAGGAGTTGAAGAAGAAGGGTGTGAGCAAGGTTATCATAGGCTATCCTAAAGAGATAAGTAAGGATCATGGAAACAAACTCACGGTTAACTTCTGGAACTACGGTTACATCATTAGACGTTTTGAGGAGGTTGGGGAGGAGTTAGGTATTGAAGTGGTTGAGGTAGACGAGGCGTGGACTTCTAAGTCTTGCTCCCTATGCGGGGAAGCCCACGATGGTGGGCGTATTAAGCGTGGTCTCTATAGGTGTCCCCGCATGGGGAAAGTAATAAACGCAGACTTGAATGGTGCGATAAATATCCTACATATCCCCGAGTCCCTAGGAGCTGGGAGCGGAGGGCAACTCCTAGTGAGGGATAGGGGTAATGGGCTGAAGGCCCAGCCCGCGGTCTACCGCTGGACGAATGGAGCGGGGTGGGTGTCATCACCCACTAGCTATGAAGTGATGAAAATGAAGGCGGTAAACCGCAAACCAATGAATCGCCCTAAGGGAACCCTCGCCCTTTAGGGCGGGGAGGAAGTCAGATAGAGTTTAAAAAGATAATGGCTGCCGAATGGGCTAAAGAGAAAGCCTTGTCCTTTAGGGCGAGGAACCGAACTCTGTTTTTATAGGTTATTGTCCAAACTTATAATTATGAAATATTATGTAGTTAATACGAGAGTGTATCTACCAGAGCCTATAGCAGAATATTTTGTAAATTGTTTTTCATTAAAATTGCCGACCCAGTATTATGAGGTTAGTAATGTAGTAACATTTAGAGATGAGGAGAAGAAGGTAAGCGTCAACGTGCCAGCAGACCAAGTTGGAGGTGTTACAGACGCATTACTGGCGTCTGCGTTAGATTTTTATATAGCACTAGCCGTTTGCACTGACAATAATATTTTACTATACCGTATGATAAAAAAGGCGAGAGCAAAAGTAAAGGAAATGCTAAAAATAGATAATATAAACCTAGACCCCGAATTTCCTATTTGTTTGAAAGGAGGTGGTAAATAATGCCAACTGAACTCACACCATCTGATATAATTTCATTAATATCTGAAGCTCTAGGGGAAAAAGATGAGGAGGGCGAACCAGAGACCTTAATAAAATTATTATTACGTGACGATTTGCCTAAACAAACGAGGTTAATTATTCTTAACTGTATCGTGAAAAACTGCGGGTTGCAGAAAAGTCTATCCATCTTAGACCCATTTGTCCCATTAGACGAAATAGAATCATTGGAGACACTGAAAATCGATGGGACGAAAATACTTACATGCATTAATTACACAAAAGTTAGGGATTGCTATTTGATAATTTTAGCGAATAGGCAGTTCCATATAAAAAGAGTAACTAATCCTAACGAATTATTACAGAAGATGAAGCAAGGAGGAGGAAAGAAACAAAACAAGGATCTTATTTTAAGTAAGCTAAGTGGCGAGGACTTATGATATGCGAAGTCGTTGCCAGTTCATTTAAGCCAAAGGACGGTGACGTTGTGAACGCTGACATATCAAACATACGTTTTGCATACCCACCAGGCTGTATCTTCTCCTCTCAGTACACACAATTCATTCATGTCGATCATCCTTTGCCCAAGATAAGCCGTCTAAGGTTTAAGAGAGAGAATGGGGAAGAAGTGAAAGACGATAATTACGTAGTAATAGATATGGGAGACGATTTCTTAGTTTTACCAATAGAAGTTTGGAATAAACTGAAGGAGCTTATATCGACTTACCTTAGTGAAGGGACTTTGCACGGAGGCATCCTATATTACGGCGTACCTGGCACCGGTAAATCATACATTGCTACTAAATTACTTACAAGGATTCTGGGGTTGAAAGTAATTGTTAAGCAACCTACTGATTTCTTGACAAAATATGTAGGTGAACCTTACCAATTGCTAAACGATTTCATAAACAAACAGCTGTTTTCCAGCAAACCTTCCATCATAGTCTTTGACGAGGGAGAAAGATTTTTACTAAAAAGAGGCGGAGGTGGTGAAGCTGAAAAATTGGTAGAGGACAATATGAAGAATATATTATTAGAAAAATTGCAGGAATTTGCGGATTCACAATATCCTTCGATTCTCGCATTAACTACTAACGCTTCAATAAACGATATGGACGATGCAATGCTGAGGAGGTTTCCTTGGAAAGTTTATTTTCCTCCTTATTCGCACACCGTTTACGAGTACATAGCAAGGAGGATAACTACAGAAAGAACTTTCAAGATTGAGGATAAGGAATATGATACACAAAGACTATCGTTTTATGCATCGGCTACCGGCATTTCTGTAGCTGAGTTCAGGACTATAATACAGACCGGAACTATTTCTTTTCTCAGGTCAAAAAGTAACTTTCCTAAGAGACTTGTGCCATTCGAATTACAGGATAAGCAAAATATTTTAGATATAACAAAATTGCCTCAACTTAGGCGTTTTGATATCAAAAATAAGAACGTAAAAATGTTATGCGAAGGAGCATTATATACTATGACTGCAGTAGTAACAAGCTATTTTCTTACAATTGAGAATAGACCCGTTTACCTTATAGATTTACAGGAGTCCACTTCACTCAGGTATGGAAGCGATGATATTATTACATTACTCAAGCAGGAAAACAAACCTGTGGGTATAATTCATATGCATGGCAATCTCAACATCAACAAACAGCTGTTAATAGAGCGTCTGCTCGAAGAGGATAACGTTAGTTTTGTGGTAATAACGAGTTTTGATAGTTCATTGTTACAAGTACAAACATTGAAGCTTCTACCTAGAATTGATATAACACAATTACCTGCAACTGACACAGACATTTTGAAAAAAATATTGTACACAGTAGACACATTTTATGGGCTGAAGTTGGACATGCAAAAAGCCATGAACGAGTTATATAGAGAGATGGATTTTAGAAAAGCTATAGATGTGTTGGAGAAAATGATCGTCATGGCAATCTAAGGGATGAGCTGAGAAAAAAAATCAAACAAAAAGCTTAATCTCCTTTTACATCATTAATTTTTTTGGTGAAAGGCGGAAACATGAGTTCTACACAAACCCCCAAAAGTTACGTAAAAAGGTTAGACATTTTTTCCATCTTGGGAGAAGGAATATTAGTTTCGGCAGACATTGAGAGTAAGAGTAGGAACGGGCTATTGCATTACACGAGGTTAGTTCTGGATCCTCTAACAATGAAGATTATTAAGGCTTCCTGCGACTGCGAGGGTTACGCATTTAGAGGATATTGCTGGCATATCGAAACACTAAAGCAGTTAGTAGATTCTGATGAGAGGGTTAGAGAAAAGATAATGAAAGCGAAGGAGGAGCTGATGAGGATAAAAGAGGACACAGTGAGCTAGGGGCGAGGCTTGTCGTTCATTTGTCAGCTAATAACTTTTTTAAACAGCTGTTTGAGAGAGATATAATATGAGTGAAAATAACAAACGCAAAAAGAAGAAGCTCCCCTCATTCGAGACTTATGCAGAAGCTATAGCGAAAATACTAGACCTAATATATGCAATTGACCAACTCTCACAATATTACAATCTTAACCTGATCTCCATGCAGTACTTTAACATGCCATTTACGCCTGTTTCACCCCAAAAAGTTGCAAATTATTTTGGAGTTCAGTATAGCAAAATACCAAGCTTTGTACAACAAACTCAATATAATCCTGTGGCGTTGGTGACGAAGGCAAACCAAATTGCACAACAAATTCAACCAGATGTGCTAAATTCAATCGCGTCTATGTACAACATCGAACCAGAAATAGTAAAATCGTTACAAGTATATTTACAGCTGGCACAAGTTTTGCCAAAAATAGTGAGTAGCCAGTCCGTTCAAGTCACTACTAACACGCAAGATACTACATCACCTAACGTCTTGGAAAATTACTAAGAAAGGGGTTAAGGGGACGGAAAGTCTTGATGTCAAGATTATTGAAATTTGCCATAGTAGGAGGGCTAGGCACATTGGTGAATGAATTAGTATTTTTGTCTGCTACTAAGCTTTTATCCATATCAATATCATTAGCATTAGCAATTGAAATTTCAATAATTTTCAATTTTATGTTAAACGATGTATGGACATTTAAAGATAAGAGAATAGGAAACATATGGAAAAGACTACTTAAATTTCATATGTCGTCAGCTAGTGGAGGAATTATTCAGTATATTGTGGTAATTTCAATTCTTGTAATTATGCTTCATGTTAGTAATGCTTCGGAAATAGTGACAATATTGTTTTTTACGTCTTATTTAAAACTTAAGTCTTTAGAACTTGGCATAATCAATTTCATAGGAATAATTTCTGGATTCATCGTAAGATTCATAACAAGTATAAAATGGGTATGGGCTTAACTTTTTTCTGGTGCTGAAACTATAGAAGTGCGGGAATGTGCTGGAAAACTATTAAATCTCTAAAACATATGTTTTAATGATGAGAGTTACTAGAAAGACCATATTTCTAATCGTGTTATTTTTAGTTTTCTTTATCTTACCGTTTTTCTTGCTAACAACAAAAGCTAGTCTTATCCAAGAAGAAGTCCCTATATCAGTTAATGTAAACACAAACATTTCGCAAGGGCTAATTTACATTGCTCCACTCCCACAACAAACCCAAGTGTTCGGTCAAAATTATTACGTATCAAACTCCTTGGGTTATTATGAATATTCATATTTGTTCTCAGCAACACCACCGTTGCTGGTATGGTACGAGCCAGCTCCTTCATCACAAACTTATTATTTCGTTTACGGGGGAAATACTCAAGCTAGTGCCGTAACCACTGGTGTGTTCAGTTTTTACACTCAGTTCTATTATCTCAACACATCTATCTTTAATGTATCAGACGTTTCGTTACTTGGAGGGTCATTGGTACTAAACGGGCAAAATAGCCTTGTAACTTTTACAACGACTGCGTTGCGTTATACATCTGCAGTTATACTTTACACCTTACAATCTTCAGCTCTTGTAACGCCACATGAATTGATATATTCTGGCTCAATTCCTTCAGGTAGCATAGTTACGCTAAGCCTTTTCTCATTTTCCAACTTACAGACAATTCCTTCGTATATAGCGTTTCCTTTCGGGTCTACAACATGGGTTATGGCTTCCGACGGTTATGTCAAAAGCTCACAATTCACAATTTCAAATTCACAATTTACATATAACGCCCAGGTGGCAGGCATGCCGAACGAAGAAGTTGCCCAAGTCGCTTTGCCACAATCATCTGCTATGTACGGATTGGTGTTTCGGTCGTCAGTGTCTTTACAGTACCCTTCTGCTGAATATTTAGCACCGCAAACTGTAGCCCCGCCATCCATTACGTTTAACGGTACTTTTGCGGTATCTCAAAGTGGATCATACGGTTATAACTCCGTACTGTTAGAAAACCCAGTATACTTCTTTGACCCAACGTTACTTAACGGTTCCAATATCCTAGTGTATAACAATAGCAAATGGTACTCTTTACCAGTGCAAGTCAGCAATCTGAAACTTGACCTAAACCATATAGGCATGTATATTTTACCTTATAACTCGTCTTCCAATTACATTTTCTTCGAAGATATACCAGTAGGTAGTGTAATTTCAGTCAGGTATGCAAACGGCACCATATATTCTTTTACCGCGAGCGGAAATACAGTAAACACAGTAGGAGGCGTGAGTTTAGTTAATCTGAAAATTTATGGACGGAATGTGATAGGGATATCAATCCAGCCATCGTTAACAAATACACAAGTCAATTACAACATGCTCGTTGGGTTTTCTGACTTTTTGCACAAAGGAGGGCTGATAATAAATACAACAGGCGTATATGTATATAACTCTCAAACAGTTGTTACAAAGCTGGTAAATAATCCGCGATTCCCGGCTGACGTTGGGGTTGGCTATGCAGACATAGGCAATACATTCTATCTCATAGGTTTCTATTACTACCCAGGGTCTTTTTACACGTTCATAACGCCTATGTCAAACCCGGTCGCGTCAACTGGTATAGTTCCTTATATTAATTATAATGGCACAATACCGCTATCTGTATCAAGTATCGGTATAACACTGTCTTCCGGTCTGTATTATGAAACTACAAGTATCGTAACAGTTGCAACAGGTTTGCCTGCACCATTACAGTCTTCCGTGATCAGTTTGACGACAGCTCCGGGAGACGCACTAGTCAATAACAATAATGCGATCTACCAAACTAAGCTAACAAATTCGTCGTCGTCTCTAACACTAATAGGCTTCGCTGGGTATAACCTTGTTATACAATATGGGAGTATACAATCACAACTTATCATATCAAATAACTATTACCCAACAAATTTGCCGACAAACTTACAGGTAGTTGTTACAGTATCTGAATCTTCTAGGACGATAACAATTTCCACATCACCACTTCCAGTGAAACCAGTCCAGGTCGCATCATTGAATGTTACTAATACAACCACTGTAACGTATAACGGTAGTAGCGGATCTTCATTTATAACTAATATACATACAACAAATAATCAACTAATAGGAATTATAACATACTATAGTTTTCTAGCAATAGCTGTAGCATCTTATCGTTATTCTTCTCAACTGTGGTCTTCAACATTGTTTCTTAGTTTCGCTACACTCTCTATAGGTCTGCTCTTTGCTGACTATACAATACTACCCTTCAGTATCGGTGCCGTAATATTAGGCTTCATATTTAAGAGGCTAAACCTCTGACGACTAACGACAGAGAAAAAACTTATATTCATCTCAAACATATGTTTTAGTGAGCTAAAATGACAATATACTTACTAAACCTGTCTCCAAGCACCGTCGCTATTTCAGTAACTGACCAAACTAATGGGAACTCACAAACATATACACTATCACCATATCAATACGTCGACATTTCACCTATGATATCATCGCCATCCGATCATATCCTTGTACAAGTAGGTACGAATATTACAGGACTTTTCTCAGTTTCTTCTGGCGTTGAAACAATATATTTTGCTGGTCCTTATAGTGGTCTTTCGTTGGAATATTCGTCGCCAGATCAGATACTAGAAGAATATCTCTATAACAACATTCTGCAAAACATGAATACTGACCTTGAAGAGGTATATCAAGCGTTACTCTCACTAATTTCTGAGTACGCTTCTGGGGAACCTCTATCACAGTCTACTTTATCTAAAGTATCGTCAACTCTTCAGCAAATTAACAATATGTTACAAAACGCTATACTATTTGAAAATGAAACTTCAACAAGTTACGAAGGAGTATCTGCCCTTCAGCAAGTGTATAGTAATTTAGTTCAAATATACGAGTCGCTAACTAACCATACATTGGCAGTTGAGGAATTACAAAATTTACAATTACCTAGTTATAGCACACCAGAAGCTTCTGCTATAGCTTCTACTTATACACAATTCCTTAATAATGCAATAAATGTCATGGAAAGTGCTAGTTCACAGAGCAATAATTCTTCGTCACCACCATCTAGTTCACAAAGCTCTTCTCCTTCTTCGTCATCAACTAATACTCCGACATCTACACCGTCTAGTTCTACTTCGTCTTCGTCAGCTAGCTCACAGTCTAGTTCACAGAATATCTCTATCACATCTCCAACATCATCCACATCTCCTACTACAATAACTCAGGGTCAAATGTTAGCTCAGATACAGGCAGGCGACTTAAGTTCGCTTCAATCAAAAATATCAGAATTACCCCCGAATATGATTCCAGTAGTTAATGCTGTTACTCAATTGTACCAAATATATAATATACCCAATGGAACTCCATTATCTACTGTAGTTGAACGTTTACTTAGTGATATTAGGGACGCATATTATAAAATAAGTAACCATAAGCAGAAACAAGTAAACACGCAAAAATTATCACAGCTACTGCAAATATATAATACTCTTGCTAGTAGTGGCTTAGCACCTCAAAGCCAAAGTGCGTCGAAATTAAGTAACCTGGTGAAAACTTCTGGCATTATACCAGCTGTACCAGCTGTTTTAGGTAAATCTTATCCGGGCACGGTATATAGCAATTACGTCTAGTTAAGGACTAAAGGTAATTTTTTCCTTTTCGAATAATTCTCTTATCCTTCTAGCTTCTTCTTCATTTCTTTCTCCACCAGAGTAAAGTAAAGGCACGGCTATAGGTTCTTTCGTCAATCCAAACACGTTAGCAAATTGTGTTATAATTTCCTTTAATATAGATATCTTTAACATGTTGATTTCCTGCTCAACACCGTATGCGGTAGGTCGAAGTTCTAATTGCAGAATGTCATCAACGTTTGAATTGATAATATCATTAACCTTTACCAACAATTCCCTAGTGTTCTTTACATCCCCAAGGTCAAACCCAAGCTTTATGTAATTTTGGAGTACAGTCTCCGCTACTCGTCTCAACTCATTAAAAATTATATTATTATCAGCTACATCAAGTTCGCTAACTTGTTGTTCTAAAAATGTAGTAAGATCAGCAAACGCATATAAAATAGAATTCGCATCGTTATACGAAAGAATAGAACCTAATTTTTCAGAAAGTTTCATATAATCTACTTTGAAAATAAGGTTTTAAAAAAAGATATTATAGCTTATTATTGATAAGCCATCTGTTCTGCTCCCATGCCTGACAACAATCTGTAGGCTTCTTCCACTACAGGCATATATTGTTGTTGGACTTCTGGCGGAATTTCAACGTCCTGGAACCCCATACCTCTCTTCTTTAAGCCGGCATTATCTACCGCAGTCCTTATCGCCTCAACTACTTTATGAAGAATTTCTTTTACCTGTGGGTATCCATCCCTAGTCGCGTTCGCCTCTATTCCAGCTATCTTTAATGTTATTGTTGGGTATTTTGTTATTTTCCCGTCTAGTATTGCTTTTAAAACATCTCTTGCTCCACCTACTACGTCTCCTTTTCTTTTGAAATACTCATCCACCATTTTTGGTCTCAAACATATGTTTGAGTTGGTGATTAAAAAAGTTTTCGGATGCATTTCTACGGATTTGATACGTTGAATAGGGGCAATTTCTGCCCAATCAGTTAGACAGAACATGGTTAACTCTGGACATTCGTCACACGTAACGCCCAGACTGAATAAATCAAAGCAACGACCGCAAGCACGACTGTTAGTAATACTATAGACATTGGGAAACCTATGGCAAGGAGGAAAGGTGCTACCGCAGTAATGTAAACAACAGACCCTAGTGCCATGCTATTAGGTATTGTCCTGAACACGAAGCCAATGAAGAACGATATAAAGAATAGTATAGCAATTGCAGTAGCTCCTAGGAAAGGTGACTTCGCAATAGCATTAGTCAAGGAAATAACAGTAAACCGCTGATAAGTGAGGGGTATGGTAACAGTAGAATTCGTAGTCTTTACTGTAACATTTCCAGTAGTCATTGGTAATGTTACTGTTGTTGGAGATGTAACACTTTCAGATAACAGTACTGTGCCGTTAGATGCAGTAAATGTAATGTTCACATTAACGTTTGTCGGTGACGAAAGCACCAACTCAGGCTTATTTATAGAATAATTATAAATTAAGTACGCTGTCACACTGCTGTTTGAAGAGGGTATAGAATAATGAACCAACCAAGGTGCTGTAAGATAAACACTACCATTGATTATAACACTTGCTTGATTAGGGTTAATGGTGGTAGTTGGAGTTGTTGTAGTCGTAGTGGTGGTGGTCGGTGGTGGTGTTGATGATACGGTAGAAGATGATACCAAGTTATGTTGATAATTAACGTAGAACGTCACTTTTTCAGATTGAGGGAGTATCACTACGCCACCAGTGAGGGACTGATAATTCTGTTCTGGTACTCCGAAAGGAGAAATTACGAATGACTGAGATGCGGAAATTACTGTAAAAGTTAGTGTCGTTTCGTTATATGTCACGGATATAGGAGATGAAGACACTGCAAGGACTGGGACGTTATACGTTACATTATAAAATGAGAAAGACGCCCCTATGATACCATTAGTGCCTGGAATTGTGAGGTAGTTTTCGCCATCAACCAGCTGTGTGTTTTGGACTGTGATCGAAGTGTTTGTGATAGTGTAGGAGAGAGAGAACGGCGAATAGAAGTTAAAGGATGTGACGCCTGAGGAAGAGACTAAAGGAATTGAGTTGACGCCGAAGAAGGAGACGTAGAATAAGTTATTCCAATCACCTCTTATCCCTATGTAGCCTATCTGACTCCACGGGAAAGGAGTATTGACGTTCACTGTGTAAGCCGTTGAGTTGATGTATACGCTCTGTACTGTAACGTTACCCGCAGAGTTCTCCGTCAGGATGACGCTGAAAGTGAACGGATAGTTGGGGTTAGGTTGGGGTAAAGAAGAGTAAAGTTGTGTGTAACCGGATGTTGGAGAGTGGTTGAATATCCCGTTACCGTAGAAGTCAACTAATAACACGTAGAAACCACTATTACTATCATTTGATTGGTCTCCTACGTTAGGTGAGTAGACAACAATACCAGGATTACCAGCTTGAGATGGGTATGATGATACGTGAATCGTTATGTTGATGGTGTTTGATATTGGAGAATATTTCCAAGCAATATATTGCCCCCAGTTAGACGCAGAGGTGCTGTTCACCACGAGTTCGCCATTTTCCCAATAAGGATAGACCCTCCAGCTTGTACTTTCAACCATAGGTATGTTCGCATAAATCTGGTTCCCTACAGCTAACGTAGTTAGGAATAACGGTACGTTGTAACTACCAGCACTAGAGTAGAAGCCGTAGTAATACCAGTTCTCACCGAGAGTTGCTCCTATCACTGGTACACCGCTTTCAAACATCTGTGTGTTGACTGTGAAAGTTAGGGAAGAAGCCGTAGTCTTTATCTCGTTAAACGTAGCGTTGTAGGTCGTTACTCCAGATGGCGAAGAAGGTATGAAGTTGTCTGGGAATACTACAGTTGAAGTACCAGTCAGCCCGCTTAGTGTAATTGTGTTACCGCTTACACTACCGCTCTTTACTGTACCGTTCACGAGGAAGTTCGGGACGGTATTCGTAGAGAGAGAGATGGAAGTCCACGCACCTATTGAAGGGATGACGTTAACGGTACCACTACTCGCCGTAACGGATCCCGAAGTAGTCCATATATTTATGACGCCGTAGTTCACGTTAGTTGAAATCACGGGGTAGAGCGTGGTCGTTGAAGTAAATGAAGGTGAGAACATGGGGAGGGGAGACTGAGAGCTTACAATCGGTGCTGGCGATACGTAAACGTCGTAGCTGATAGGATAGGGAAAGACTGCTACGTAAACTGTGCCAGTGTAAGGTGTGTTTGTGGTAGGGTTGGTAACAAGAGAGTATGCGTCTAACAGCTGTGTGACACTGAAGAAGGAGACGTAGAATAGGTTACCGGCATCGCCTCTTATCCCTATGTAGCCTATCTGACTCCACGGGAAAGGAGTATTGACGTTCACTGTGTAAGCCGTTGAGTTGATGTATACGCTCTGTACTGTAACGTTACCCGCAGAGTTCTCCGTCAGGATGACGCTGAAAGTGAACGGATAGTTGGGGTTAGGTTGGGGTAAAGAAGAGTTAAGGTTGTGTGTAACCGGATGTTGGAGAGTGGGAAGGAATATCCCGTTACCGTAGAAGTCAACTAATAACACGTAGAAACCACTATTACTATCATTTGATTGGTCTCCTACGTTAGGTGAGTAGACAACAATACCAGGATTACCAGCTTGAGATGGGTATGATGATACGTGAATCGTTATGTTGATGGTATTTGATATTGGAGAATATTTCCAAGCAATGTACGGACCAGCAGTAGTTGTTACGGCAGTTATAGACGGCATTACGTTATTAGGTGGTGTTGGTATCACAATTACTAAGTCTAGATATATATAACCAGATGCACCTCCAGATCCCCCACCTATAAACACTGTTGGTTCTGTCCTATCCGTTATCAAATGAAATGTCACAAAACTGGATGGTAGTGTTATTTGGAAGGGCGAACCATGATTACTGTACCCATAATATTGAGTATTCCCCTGGATCGCGAAATATGTTGTCACATAATAGTTACCCTGCCCGTCAAAGCCAGTTGATGCAGTTGTTGACGCGTTTTTGATGTATGCAGTCGATGCATAAAATTCGTTCTGTGCCACAGTACCTCCAGATGCATATGGTGTGGCACCGCCATTCGTGGATCCTATACTGTCTATGTTTGACAATTTTGACACGTTTCCGTATAATTCCTGCGCGAGTGCATCAGCTTCACCGTTATACCACCATGAGGCAATTACTGTATAATAATTGTTAGTATTCGGTAACGATGCATAAACGAAAGTCCCCTCATTATCGCCATTATTTATCATCTCTAGCCCGTTTGTTGTAGGTGTTGGTGTGAAAGATCCTGCATATACGCCTGTCGTCCATCCACTAGGTATCTGGTTCCCAAAGTAGCCGTACTGAGTGAATACATTCGCACCGTTGTCGTAACCTGGATAGACAGCTGTATAGATCCCAGTGTAAGGGTATTGGATGGAGTTCATGAAGTAGATGTTTATTGTCACTGAAGATGACGCAGGTATACCGTTAGGTAGTTTTACCCACACCGCTACCCATGAAGAAGTGTAATTTTGTACCCAAGCGTAAAGCGTTTGTCCGTTTTGTTGAAATAATAAATTGAGGAAATGATTTGACATTGCTTGTTGCCATAACTGAGATGCAGAAGTGGAACCTAAAGCTGAAGCTATTTGTGACTCTGTTATGTTTAAGAATTGGTCGAAAGGTGCTGGAGTAGCGATTGATTGCGAGTTGGTCACTGTTACGGATATGGGAATGGAAATTACCAACTGACCGTTCTGCCAGTAAGGTAACACACTCCATGATGTAGACTCTACGTTGTTCACGAATTGTTCAGCATTGTAGTAAGGAGAAGGAGAGACGGCAAAATAGGAGACGTAGAATAGGTTACCGGCATCGCCTCTTATCCCTATGTAGCCTATCTGACTCCACGGGAAAGGAGTATTGACGTTCACTGTGTAAGCCGTTGAGTTGATGTATACGCTCTGTACTGTAACGTTACCCGCAGAGTTCTCCGTCAGGATGACGCTGAAAGTGAACGGATAGTTGGGGTTAGGTTGGGGTAAAGAAGAGTAAAGTTGTGTGTAACCGGATGTTGGAGAGTGGTAGAATATCCCGTTACCGTAGAAGTCAACTAATAACACGTAGAAACCACTATTACTATCATTTGATTGGTCTCCTACGTTAGGTGAGTAGACAACAATACCAGGATTACCAGCTTGAGATGGGTATGATGATACGTGAATCGTTATGTTGATGGTGTTTGATATTGGAGAATATTTCCAAGCAATATATTGCCCCCAGTTAGACGCAGAGGTGCTGTTCACCACGAGTTCGCCATTTTCCCAATAAGGAAACACTTTCCAGGACGTTGACTCGACACTATTCACAGTGAGTGTCGTTTGCGGTAGTTGTTGTTCGTAGGCGTACAGCTGTCCCGTCAAGTTAGGGTATTGGAAGAACCTTACATTAGACCCTAGTTGGTTTATCGCTGGTAACGTCGCTGTATCCAAGATGAACGGGTTTGAAGATACAGAAATGCTCGCAACATATGCTGAAGAGGAAGGTGATGTTTGCGAATTAGTGGCGATTGTTGGTGTTAATTCAATCAGTAACAGGAACAGGAGACCAACCAGAACTTTCTTCTTGTTCATAACATAAGATCTACAATCCGACTTAAAAAATTAAACAGCTGTTTGAGGGAACAGTTGGGGTCGGGGAGTCGATCTTTCACTGAGGTTTTAATTTCGTACTGATGAAACCAAGAGAAGTGGAAGAAAAAGAGGAAAAAGTACGAAATGCTATATAGGAGAAAAAGTGCGAAGTAGGGACAAAAGATAACATTAATTAGAACTGAACTTAGCAGTTCACCTAACTGCCGTTTGTCTCTTTCATAATATGAGGTATTGTTGTTTTGATCGATATGACGCAAATTGCGGACTCGAATTTGATGGCGGTATCGCTATTCCTCCTCCTTGGGATCCTTCTCCAGAAGTAGTAGCGTTTGGTGGCGTTGCAGTTGGGGATGGTAACAATTGTTGTAGCTGTTGTATTGTTTGCCCCTGCAATGGGATATCGCTAACAGATAGTGTTGTCTCTGGAATTTCTTCGGTACCGGCTGTAATAGTGTTACCAGTTGTTATCGTGGTGTTCCCAGTCTGAATATTCGTGATCAGCGTCTTGATACCAGATACTACAGGTATAGGAATAACCGTTAACCCGTTAACATCGTTTACAGCTATTAGAGACGCTATATCACTAATTTGTAAATTGAATTTCTGAGTTATGATTTGTAACGCATTAATTATCCTTAGTAACTGCTCGACGTCGATCTGAAGTCCCGCCTTCTCTAAAGCATCCTTGATTTTTATCGCTAACCCCTGCAGGTCTTTTAGTTTCACACCTTTGTTCAACTGTATGATTAGTTGCTTAAGGGTTGGTGTGATACTACTTATCGTCTCTAGTTGTGGTTGAGTCAGGATAATTGTGTGTTGTAACTGCTGGGGGGTGAGTGAATTCAATTGGTTTATAAGTTCAATAGCTGTAGCGACGTTAAACCTGTCTGCCACGAAGCTCACCATAGACAAGATGTTTGACAGTCTTTGCACATCGAATTGTACTTTTTTCTCCAATTCGCCTATACCTGTGTCCAAGTTATTCACCACACTTTCTTCTTCTTTGCCAGACGTTTCCGCTTTCACATCGTTAATTATCTTCCTTATATTGTCCAATATTGCCTGGTATTCTGCTTTTGAATCTTCTAACGCTTTCATTATGTCTTCTTTTGTTAGTTCTCCCCCCTTCTCTTCGAATAGCCTTGAGACAATGTTCTCAAATATCGATTTCTCAGCTGGCGATAGGTTGTTGAAATCAGGGAATAGGCTCGATAATGCATTTTCGACCGTTGTATTTATCGATATCCTTGTCAGTATCCCTTCTTGTGTTGTAGGCTGTAGGACTGTCGAGGTACCATTTGAAGTGCTGTTTGAAATTGTTCCCTCTGTAGTCGTTGTTGTTGATGTCGAAACAGATGTTTGTGTAGAGTTTGTAGGAATAGAGGCTTGTGATTCTGTAGGGTTTATATTAGCTATAGCATTATCTATATCTTCAACTACTGCCTCCAGCCCCTGGCTAGTTATCGGTATATTGTTTTTGACTGCTATAGCAATCTGATTGTATGCTTGGGATAGTATGTAATCCCTAGTATCGGCAGAGAAATTACTCAGCTTTTTCATTACCTCATCATATATCTTAGGGTCTGTCTTTAGGTAATTCAACACTACTTTAGCCCTGTCTGAAGTGCTTAAGTGGTCTAGGACATCCGATAAAGAGATGCTCGGTACTTCGTCGTTCAATACATTATCTTGGTTATTCTTTACTAGTTTTTCCGCAATAGTCTTAACAACGCTTGTGATATCTACACCGCTGAATAGCGGGTTGCTGTTCAATTTGCTTTCTATATCTTTCACTTCGTTGTCCAGAGCCTGGTAAAATGATTTTATCTTATCAGCTATATCTCCAAGTTGTGTAAAATCATATGGCAATTTTCCTTCCGACGCTAATCTATCAAGTAAGTCTTTGACCTCAGGGTGTTCAGCAATTAGTGATCTGAATATTTGTGAAAACCTGTTATCAAAGCTAAGTAGGGCATCGACGTCCTGTGGTGTCAAATATTTAATATTTGGAGATATGTTAGGCAGTTTATTTCCTTTTATTACATTAGTTGTTTCTATTTCGTTAGGGTTTATCTTAGTCCTGGACGTGAACTCTGTCTCATTTCCTAATGCGTCTTTAAGTTTCAGGTACTCATTTCTTACAACGTTACCTGTAAACTCATTTTTTAAATAATATTCGATACTCTGCAAGTTTTCGTTATTCTTCAACAACTGTTCTATCGTGTCTTTATTCACCGTAACGAAGTTACCTACAGCATCTTCTGCAAATTTTTCTAGCTTAGCTAATGCCACAGGGTCTTCTATTGCCTCCATCTTCACAGGATTGCCGTCCTTGTAGAACACATCATAGAATTTACCACCGACATACGCTATGCCCTCGTCTGGGGATATTTTCACTGTGTTGCCGTCTGCCTTTTTGAGGGTATCAAACAGCTGTTTGGCGACAGTCGACGATAGGTTAAGCTCGATAGTGTCCAGAGCCGTTGCTAAATCGTTTGAAGAAATTGCATTCTTTATAGTGTTTTCGTCAACCGTTGTGAGCTTGACTTTGCCATTTTCAAATGTTGCAACTGCATCGTCAATAAGTTTTGGCGTAACTTTCACTTCTATATCACCAGCGAAGTCCTTGCTTAACTTTACTGCAATATTGCTGGCTCCATCAAGCACTTTCAATTTCACATCTTTGAAAATGTCGTAAGTCTCTATCGTAATCTTTCCATCGGATATGTCAGTCTTGACGAATTCGTATGCGTCTCCTTCGATCTTTACTATCTTGTTACCTAACCCCTTCTTCAATGCCTCAATATCCAGCTTATCAAGGTTTACCTGTTTTACTAAATCATTGATTTTTGAGAAGTCTGGAGATTCAGTTACATCGCTCTTAACAGTATCAACAACCTTATCGCTTATTGCTGATACGCCGACCTTGTCCTTTATAGAATTCTCAACTTTTGACAGAACTGATTTTACACTGTCCGTAGTCTTAAGTAAGTCAATATCGTCTACCTTTGGTTCTATCAACCTGCTTGCAATTACATCAACTATAAGTGTCACTATCATTGCTATTGACGTTGGGTTTGTAAACATCTGTTTGAAGGAATTAACGGTTTCGTTAAATGACGCAGAACCAGCCAGCAAATCAAATATTGTACTAGAAACGAAAGATATCGTCGCCATTGCATCGAAGACCTGCCCAACGATAGGAATAGCAGAGATTGCAACGAATATGGCACCATCAACGATCCCTGCTAGGATTTCAGTGAAAGTGTTCTTACCTAAATGCGAATAAATAAAGTTGTTAATATCATTCATCATATTGTTTAAACCGGTATTGAAAGTGTTAGCAAAACCTTCAAACACGTTAAGGACTGGATTACTTTCGGCACTCTGTATCTGTTCCTCAACTGCATTATACTGCTGTTGAATCTTTGACACCACCTGGGACAAGTTCTGTTGTAGCTGAGGAGAAACGTATTGTGCTAAGTTCTCAGCATCTTGGGCATACTGAAGTGCGTTCTGCAAATTGGTAGCTACTGGTTGCATCTGTTGGACGAAATTGAAGGTTTCAGATAACGCCTGTAGCCAAGAAGACGCCTGTAAATGAGCCTGTTGTAGTGAGGAATTCATCAGAGGCAAGTAATACTTACTGATACCTATGATAGCTATAAGGCTATTCAGGAACTGTTTTTGTTGTGGTTGAAGGGATGAGTTGCTGTTAACGTCCTGTATCGCTTTGAAGTAATTATTTTGTGATACGTCGTTAAACACATTATTGATATCAGTACCCTGTGTCTTCTGCAATAATTCTTTATAATAATATAAAGCAGAAACCCACTCTCCATTAGCTAACGCATTCTTTATTTGTTGCTCTAAAGGTTGTGCATTCTGCAATACATTTACTGCTTTGTTAATATTTGATATCTCATTCTGAATGTTTTGGTATGCCTGTGAGTTCGACGGAATATACTGAAGTGCTTGTTGGAGATACCCCTTTGCCTGTTCCATTAAAGAAATTTTAGTACTAGTAGAGGAATTCTGTGATTGTTGAAGAAGTTCATTAGCTTGTGCAATTAGGGTGTAGAATTCGCCCATTTTTGCAAATTGTTGTGCGACAGATTGAAGTGCTTGGTACTGAGAAAGGTATTGTGATGCTTCCTTGTAAGCTTGAGCCAAGGCTTGTACCGAATTTCCACCTACGCTAGGTCTATGTCCATATTGTACATGTCTTTCAGTTTCAGTGGTTGCAGAAGCTATTATGTTAAAGGCATGGGATAGAGCTGAGTAGTTAATCTCGTTTTCCTGTAATGATTGAATTATTTGTTGTCTTACTTTATCAACATCATTGTCAGTAATGTTGAGGGAGTTTATTTTCTGTATTGCCTTCTGTATTGTAGAAACTACATTCTGGTAATACTTCGCATAATCCGAGGGGGTACTTAAGTTACTTTGATTGTTTAACGAACTTTCAATAGACGAATATGCACTTGCAGTAGTCCCGAATAACTGAATAAACTGTTCTAACGCAATATTCTCTTTTTCAAATTGATTCATATCAAATGGTGGTGTAGCTTTTATCTGCTCGAAAAGAGAGTTAGCTTGCATAGCGGAAGACATTGCGTTCTTTAACACCCTAAGAGCCTCAGTATAGTTGTTTTGTAAAGCGATGAAGTATGCTGATGGGGAGCTAGCATTTACTTTCTGAGTTACGAGTGCGTTTACAGTGTTCAAGTAATCTAATACCTGTTGTGTCTTCTCAAGTCCTGCCAAGTACGTCTGCACCTGGGTTTGGTAGTTCTGTACTATTTCAAACAGCTGTTTGGCGGAACTTTGCATATCATAGGTCTCGCTCTCACTCAGCAACTGCAGAGCCTGCGAAATATCGCTTAGAATCTTATCCTTATTCGCTAGGATTGTGCTGATGGCGTTGACGATGTTGGACGATGGTGGCGAGAGCAATTGCTGAGCTTCTGCTAACAACTGCATAGCTTGCGATATGTTCTTTGCGTCTTGGATATCACCCTGGACTGACTGCAAATTTAGTTGAAGGTATTTGGAAGCCTTTTGTAACACTTGGTAGTTCTGCTGAAGAATTTGGTACACTTCGTTGAAATATTGAGAAAGAGAAAGGAATGTTTGTGTTGAAGGGGGTTTGGGTAATTGCTGTAAGCCCTCCAAAATCGTAAAACCTTGAATATACGAAGTTAAATTTATGGCAATATCGTTCTGTTGTGCTATTTGTGAAGCTTGTTGCAGATATTGAACAGCTTCAGAATAATTTCCACTTTCTGCTTCTTGTTGCCCTTTTTTTATATCTTCAAGTATTTGCAGGTAAGCAGTGTATTTAGTATACATTTCTTGGACAGTTTCGGATAACGAACTTGCTAAACTTGATAACGGTGTATTGTTAGCGTTAACATTCTGCAACTGATTCTGTGCCTGTTTTATAAGGTTTATTGCACTCTGTATTGCAGACGTTGAATTCTTGTTCTGTTCTGCAGTATTCTGTGCATTAACTAGTAGATTGACTATGCCCAGAAGCTGAGAACTGACCTGTTGAGACCGTTGATACCTATTTGCAAGGACTGAAAAACCGCTGTAATAACGTGATGCTTGTGTAGCATATTGTGATGCAGTGGCAAAGTATGATTGTAACTCCTGCAGGTATTGTTGTAACTTCTGTAATGTTATTTCTCCTTGTGGAGGTTGCGGGAACGCAGGTATCTTCGCTAAGTAAGAAACAGCTGTTGTTACGTTTTCAAGCCTCTTGTCACTGATGTTATGGTTATGTTGTTGTGCTAATTGCAGTGCTTCCTGAAGATACTGATAAGCTTCTGCGAAGTGGGCTTTTTCCAATTCATTGTTAGCGTTATTGATGTATTGTTGTATCTGTTGTAGTGCCTGCACTGTCTGTATTTGTTGCTGTATTTGTGTTACGTTGATTACATTTGGGTATTGTTGGGCTATTTGCAGAGCCTGGTTTAGGTCACTCAAAGCGGTGTCATAATCATCGTTCTTCAATGCCTCGTTTGCAGAATTGAAAAGCCGAATAACATTGATGTAAGCGAAATAAGGCTGTAAGTTAATATTCGGGTTTAGCTTTTGCGCATTCTGCAAATCTGTTAACGCTTGGTCGATGTTACCGTTCTCTGCGTCATTAATTGCTTGTTGCACATATATTAGCGCTTTGATTTTTTGTGCAGTTTGAGTTAAACCGTTTTGTTGTGCTAATTGCAGTGCTTGTTGATATTTGCCCTCAGAGAGTAACTGGTTTATCTGCTGTGCGATAGTATTAGCACTCATCATATATATCTCTTCTCTCTCTCAAACAGCTGTTTAAAAAGTTTTGATTTTTCTCGTCCCCTCCCGCTCTACTATCTTTCCCGTAAAAACCAATAAATAAACGCCAAACCGACGATCATTGCGAAAACTACAATATCAAAAAACGGGTATGCGATAATGCTGTATAACATTAGCAATACATTGTATTGTTGGGAATAATACTGCGGTTGGTTTAGCGTAAATGTAGAATTAGCTATCTGTATCGATTCTTTTGTGGTATTTGTATATATTATAGAAGAGTTAGAGATGATGAGAGTTTGTTTACTTATAAGGTTAAAGAACGGGAAAGCTACGAATACTAGCATTGTAGCTAACGCAAAAAATACTACTGCAGTAGTTATGGACGGTTTCAATTCCATTCTTAATCACCTTCTTCTCTGATTGATGTTGCTATAATAAAAATGATAGCTACGACTATGCCTATTCCAAGTCCATACATCCAGTAGTTTATATACGGAACAAAACCTGTGTAAGCATTATGTATATCTGCGGAGACTACATGTGAAATATTGTTCGTAGGCTGAATAGTGTTAGACACTTGAGACTGTGTAACGTTAAAAATATTGAAAATATACACAAGAAGACCGAAAACTATAATGAATATTATCGTAAACATAGCAATAATTATGAAAGAAATAGATGAACGTAACGCTGTTGCTAGGTCAGAAAAAAACCCATCTTTAATCACCCATTTCGTTCAAAATTTGGGATTCTTTAAAACCATTCGCCCATTCTTCTAATGTTTGCAATAGTCCGCGTTTTTTAGCTTCATTAAGTATTTCTTTCCTAACATATTCTGGTACGGGTTCGCCATCTGGTACACCATTCTCTTTTATCTTATCTTTTATTAGAAGGACTAGGTCATGTAACGCTTTCCTTAGGGGTGGGAAGGCGTCAGACCAAGCCTCGTCCCCTGCGATTTTTAGCGTTACTTCTGGATAGTCTATTTCACCTTTTTCGAATAATAGAAAGTTATGTAGTGCGTCTCTGGCATACTTCTCTGGATGTAAGTCGTCGAACTCAGATCTAACCCAATTTGACCAATTCATTTTTCCACACAAAACATATGTTTGAGCTGGAGGTTAAAAAATATTATCAGATCTTAAAGCCCTGCTTCACCATTTCTAGTATCTTCTTAGCTTTTTCCTCTTCGCCCTGCGTTAGTTTACTAATACCGTAGTTCATCAGTTCTTCTTTCTTTAATTCGGACAGATAGTTGTAATAGTTAACAAGTGCGAACAGTGTAGCGAATAGATTAATTAATTGTATTCTGTACTTTAGATTCCTTCCAGTTTCCTTTGCAACATTATCTATAAACGTGTCCTTAAGTGTCTCAGGGAATGCTGATAACTCTTGCCTCGCCTTATACAAACAGATTTCATCCTCTTCCGAGCATATTCCTAGTAATTTTGTTATAGTTTTGAACACCTGCATGTCGAGGGTTGAGGGGCTTATAGTAGTTTTAACAATTAACGCACCATATTGATCGTCAAAAGCTTTCTTTGCAAAATCCAAGAGCGATTTTAATTCCTTCAATTGCCCTTCATTGGCTTGGTTAATGTCGAAGTCATTTATTCTTAATACATTGTACTTGTTACCCAGCGATAATTCACTAAGCGACCCGACCAACAATGTGTTATTTTTATCTACAATCAAAGGTAACGAGAAACCTGCAGACTGTAGATTTGTAAAAGCGTCCACAATGTCTTGAAGGTATTTAAGCTTCTCAGGGTTGGCTTCCTTAAGGTTCGTTGTACTGTTTAACTCTTCATAACTCTTATTTTTGAATAAATTTACGAACGAGAAGATCAAATACGCATACTTGTATAATTGCACTATGTTACTCAATTGATTTTGATATCTTTCGAACTCATCTGGACTCAGCGGTCTGAGGACTCTTAAGTCTAACACTTGGTCTGGAGCGAAAGAGTCTAGGAGCGGTATAAGATAATTTTGTCTAAGTTCTGCGAATATATTAGATAGAACACTTCTAGTAGTTTCTTCTATGACATTTCCCGACTTGTACGTAACTTTCTTGCTTGAAGATTTGTATTCAGATGGGAATTTGGTAACTAACGCCAAGACGGTGGTAGGGAGAATGCTGGCGTTATTGGTATCTAACAATTCTAGGATCCTATTCCAATTCTTTTGTAACTCGTTCCAGACCTTTTCGGCAAACTCTTCACGCTCTTTTCTGCTTAAAGACTCCCCTTGTTTTACACCGTATCTGTTTAAGTATGGTCTTAGCCAATCTGGAATGTATAATGAAAGTTCCATATTGAGTACTTTTTCTAATTCTACTTTATTTTGCTCAGTATTACTATTTTCTACCGCGTTCTGTTCTACGTTCTGTTGTTCAGGAGCAGGGAGCTGTTGTTGAGGAGTACCCTGAGGAGTACCCAAAACTGTATTCTGTTGTTCCTGAGCTTGAGGAGTGGGGATCTGTTGAGAAGTAGTGAAAACTATTACATCACTTTTTTCTAGACTGACTATCCGTTCATTTCCTGTGAGATACTGAGAATAGTTCCCTTTCGGTAGAAGTACTGCAGGATAAGAACCATACGTTCCTATAACTGCTTCGGCAATAACTTCGAGTGGTAACTTTTCAAGGAATTTCTGTAACTCAGGACTCTGGACATTTTCATTAGGTACAAATTCTGCCGGTGGTATGGTAACGTTGCCATAATTTTGTTGATACACAGATAACAAGTAATTGGAAACTTCATTTACAATCCCCTTTGGGATGAGGAAAATGCGTGGGTATAAGAGACGCGAGCGGGAAGTTTGAATCGTATACGTGATATAGAAATTTTCTCGGATTGTAGGATTAGTGGATTCTAACGTTTGAATTAACGTATGTATTTTTGTCTCAGCTGATTTCCTATCTTCTGGAGTGTCCTTACCAAACGAAATTTTTGGAGCTAGCACGATTATATTAAAAGCAAAATCTTTATTTGTAGTACCCTGTATTATATTAAGATTGATAGTCCTTTCGTAATACGCAAAACCATATGCATTGATTACCTTGCTGAGATTACCTAAATTGAGGTGTATAGTCTTTTCTTTTTCCTTTTCGCCAAATTCGCCATATTTCACTTCTATTTTTTCCGGGTTATCAATTGAGATATCTTTATACAAAACACTTAGTTCGAGTATAAACGGCATATATCCTTGGGAGTTCTCAAAACTAAATGTTGCCATAGGCTTATAGTTAACTAATGTTAACGATCCGTCGTAATTCTTTGGCTTTTTGGGGTCAAATACAAAATCTTTCGTTGAAACGTAACTGGAAAAAACTTGGAAGAGGTATTCGTCTAACGGAATCAACGAAGCTGAAGCATTATTGCTACTCATTTTTTACATCACTCAAACATATGTTTGCTAATAGTTATTAAAAAATTTTCTTGGTCTGGCTTACCTCACGGAGGGGGCAGACGTAAAGTGGTAAAAAAATGAAATTACTTAAATTATATGGAGACCGAATAGTACTGCCAGGAGCATCATAACGACTATACCGATGACGAAGTATAACATTATCTTACTCATTGATTGCACACGCTTACTCTCATTCTGCAACTTCAATAACTTCACTAAGTTTGCATTCATCTCCTTAACCGTCGTGGGTATTGTACTCAATATCTCCAACTCTTGCGATAGCCGACGGTTAAGTAATAATCTAGGGTCAACAGCGATAGAGAGTTTTGTAGTAGGAGATAACGTTATAGCACCAGTAATCATCTTTTTGACCTTCGCCAATTGTGCTAATAATTCTGGTTCCGCTGTATCATACTCAGACACAGGTATCGATGTTTCTAATGTCTCTAATCTTATCGCATACGGCATTGTGTTGTTTTTCCTTATTGTAATTAACAACGGTCTATGTATCTTCCCGTATTGTATCATTCCGACCATGGATTCCGAGGTGACCGGAACTATTAGCTCTTCGCCTGTAACTGGGTCGTGGACTGTGTACAACGACGGCGATAATTTTTCACCTACATATAGTTGAGCAGACCTAGTAGATATATCAATATTGACAACTACAACGTCACTATTCTTAGAGCGACGGATTTGCCTTATTAGCCCATTTCTTATGGGGTCTTTCATATACGACCTTCTGAACGCTAAGTATACGACAATAAATACTATAATTAGTATACCTAGAGCGATGAAGATGTAAACATATGGCGGAGATAATAGTATTTGAAATAACGATAAAGCCGTAACTTGTTGAGCTGTATGTGGGTGCGGGGCTACCGTATTTGTCAAACTTATGTTTGAAGGCGGTGTTTTCAGTGCCATGTTAATATCTTATAACAGAATAGTTTTAAAAGAAGAAGAAAGTGAATTCGCAGAAAAAAACATATGTTTGACTTAGGGTTTTAAGTTTTAAGTTTTGAATTTCTCCATTATTATGGATATTATACCAGCCGCGATAAGAACTATTCCTGTGACACCTAAGAGTACGTACAGCGTTGGGAAGAAGCTGAAGAACGATACCATACCGTTTATTAGTGGATGTGTCAAGTTGTATGCTAGCGTTCCTGGTGACGGATTGCTTATTGCTGAGGCAGTAGCTGTGGCGAAGATAGATAGAATGAGACCAGATAGTCCTATTATTACACCGACTATTAGCAAGGCGATTGCTATTGTTGGTATGTCAAACCCGTTCGTTCCAAACGTTACTTTGGCTAATGACCCTGATATTGCTCCTGGATCATGGATTCTAGTCGCCTTTTTTATTTTTGGCACATGAACATTATTTACCTTTGGTGTGCTAACTTTAATTACCTTGAACGTTTTTGCTTTTTTACCACCTGCTCCTGTTGCTTTTGCTGATGGAACGACTACTGAAACCGACATTTTGCTTCATCTAAAACATCTGTTTGAGGCATTAATAAACTTTTCGCTTCACAGTTTCTGATCTGGGAAAAACAAGAGAAAACTGAATAGTGGTAGTTTCTGCCCAAGCAGTTAGACAGAAACAAGCATAAGTAAGAGAGTTAACAAAAAATGTCTTCATTCTTGCAAACTGGGAGTAGGTGGGTTGGGGTTATCCCGCTAAAGGGGCGTTGCCCCGCGACTCTGGTGAAGCCCAAGGGCTGAGGATTGGATACAAATTCATGAAAATTCAATGAAGCCCTAACCCCACCAAGTTCTCTCTGCCACTTCCTTTATTATCCTTGAGTATACTAACCCCACCAAGTTCTTTCTGCAACTTCCTTTCGGTGCGGATTCGATATCATATCCTACTCCGACAACTTCTTCAGAAGATGTATCATCGAATGTCGCAAAATAGAAATCATTAAATAGTAAGTTGGGGTCCTCATTCACTACTTTGTACACCACGATTGCACCACCATTTTCCAACTCCTTATAGAGTACTTCTTTTACGATTACTTTGCCACTTAATTCCAATTTTTATCCCTGAGTAAATTCCTTTATTATCCTTGAGTATACTAACCCCACCAAGTTCTTTCTGCAACTTCCTTTCGGCATCTTCAAGTGCGGATTCGATATCATATCCTACTCCGAAAACTTCTTCAGAAGATGTATTATCGAATGTCGCAAAATAGAAATCATTAAATAGTAAGTTGGGGTCCTCATTCACTACTTTGTACACCACGATTGCACCACCATTTTCCAACTCCTTATAGAGTACTTCTTTTACGATTACTTTGCCACTTAATTCCATTTTTATCCCTGAGTAAATTCCTTTATTATCCTTGAGTATACTAACCCCACCAAGTTCTTTC